AATTCTATCATCCTTTATACTTTTAATAATGCTTTCGGTATTATCTGTGGAAAAATCATCAATTATAATTAATTCCCATTTTTTATATGTTTGATTAACAATGCTGTTCACTGCTTCTTGTATATACTTAGCCGCATTATAAGATGGCATTATTATTGACACTAATTCATTCATAGTTTCACACCTTTTTTAAGTTATATATATAATCTTGTATTTCCTTATTGATGGATAAATAATAATTTTTTGTTATTAACCCTCTTTTCAAAAGATCATCACCTAAATTAGATGCAGTCACATTTTCTCCGTCAGTAACCCCTTCTCTCTTAAATACTTTAAGTAATGTTTTCAACAATATATTAAGATCATAACCAAATTTAATGTTTTCGATATATTCTAAATCAAATTTGAATTTTTCTTGCCATGTAATATTATTCCTTCCGCTTATTTGTGCCAAACCTGTTAATCCTGGACGAATAAAGTGTCTTTTCCTCTCATTATTTGTCATAAAAAACATATCATCTATGAGTTGAGGTCTTGGCCCCACAAAAGACATATCACCAAAAAGTATATTTATTAGCTCAGGTAGTTCATCTAATGATGTTGATCTTAAGAACTTTCCAAATTTAGTCAATCTTTGTGAATCAGGGAGTTGTTTTCCTTCTTTATTTTTTTTATCAATCATAGTTCTAAACTTGTATAATGTAAATATTTTTTCATTCAAACCAGGTCTTTGTTGTTTAAATATGACTGGACTTCCTAGTTTTATTCTTACAATTATACCAATAACTAATAATAACGGCATCAATATAATAATAGAAATCAATGCGATAGTGACATCGAAAAGTCTTTTGAAGACCCTTTCGTATAATCCTTTACTATGCATTTTTCAATAATCTCCTAATTATTTTTATAATTTCATCTAATTGTTCATCTTTAATTTTTGTATCACTTGGCAAACATAGACCATTTTCAAATATGTATTCGCCTATATTATCACCAACATAATCATATTGTTTAAAAAATGGTTGTATATGCATTGGTTTCCAAATTGGTCTTGACTCTATGTTTTCTTTTTCTAGTGTTTCTATAATATCTATAGGACGTATTTTTCCTTTTAAAATTATGCTTGTTAACCAACAGTTAGCACTGTTCCAATCATTAATAGGCATAAATTCAATATCTTTAATATCCTTTAAATGCTCTTTATAATAATTGTAGATGTATTGTTTCTTTTCCACTCTTTGATCTAAAACTTTTAATTGACCTCTTCCTATACCTGCAACAACGTTACTCATTCTATAATTAAAACCTAATTCAGAATGTTGGTAATGTCTTGCTTTATCTCTTGCTTGAGTAGACCAAAATCTAACTTTTTCAATTCTTTCTTGATTGTTTGATACTAACATACCTCCACCTGAGGTTGTTATGATCTTATTACCATTAAAACTGAAAATTCCATAATCACTAAAAGTTCCAGTATACTTACCTTTATATGTAGTTCCTAAGCTTTCAGCTGCATCTTCAATTAAAGTTACATTGTACTTTTTACATAGTTCTACAATTTTATCCATATCAGCAGATAATCCATATAAATGAACTACAATTACTGCTTTTGCACTTGGGTACTTAATTAAAGCTTCTTCTAAAAATTTAGGACTCATATTCCAAGTCTCTAAATCACTATCAATAAAAACAGGAATAGCTTTTTCATATATGATTGGATTTGCAGTAGCTGAAAAGGTTAAAGATTGACATAAAACTACATCTCCTTCACTAACTCCACACGCTCTTAAAGCCATATGGATAGCTGCAGTACCAGAAACTAAAGCAGCACCATTTCCAATTCCTACTTTTACACAAACTTCTTTTTCAAAATTTGTCACATTAGGTCCAAGTGGTGCAATCCAATTAGTTTCAAATGCTTCTTTAACATATTGTTGTTCATATCCCTCTTCACTCATATGTGGTGAAGCCAAATAAATTTTATTTTCCATAATAACCTACCTAATCTCTATTAAACAAATCTCTTGTATAAACTTTATATTCTACGTCAGTTAATTCTTTATAATATCTATTTGATACTATGATATCGCTTGATTCTTTAAATAAATTAATATCTTTAATAACCTTGGATCCAAAAAATTCTAATTCTTTCATTACTGGCTCATAAACTATAACCTCAATCCCTTTGGCTTTAACTCTTTTCATAATACCTTGAATAGCGGATTGTCTAAAATTATCTGAGTCACTTTTCATGACTAATCTATATATCCCAACGACTTTAGGATTTTTTTTAATAATCATATCAGCAATATGATCTTTTCTAGTACGGTTTGCATCTACAATTGCTGTCATAATATTTTGGGGAACATCCTGATAATTAGCAAGTAACTGTTTAGTATCTTTTGGTAAACAGTAACCACCATATCCAAATGAAGGATTGTTATAATGAGAACCAATTCTTGGATCTAATCCAACACCTTCAATAATTTCTTTCGAATTTAATTTTCTAACTTCTGCATATGTATCAAGTTCGTTAAAAAATGCAACTCTCAAAGCCAAATAAGTATTTGAAAATAATTTTATTGCTTCAGCTTCTGTTGGACTTGTAAATAGAACTGGAATCTCCTTTTTTATAGCGCCTTCCTTTAATAAATCAGCAAATATATTTGCTTCGTTTGAGTGATCGCCTACGACTATTCTTGAAGGATAAAGATTATCATATAAAGCCTTTCCCTCTCTTAAAAACTCCGGAGAAAATATTGTTTTTAAATTGGGATATTTTTTTTGTTGTTGTAGTGTATATCCAACAGGAACAGTTGATTTTATAATGATCGTTGTTTTAGGATTATGTTTTGAAACATCATCTATAACTTTATCAACTGTTGATGTATCAAAATAGTTACGATTAGGATCATAATTTGTTGGGGTAGCTATAATAACAAAATCAGCATCTTTATAGGCTTCTTCTTTGTCAAGGGTGGCTTTTAAATTTAAATGACTATTAGCTAAGTAATCTTCCAACTCAGCATCTACTATAGGTGATTTTTTGTTATTAATCATGACAACTTTTTCTTTTATCACATCCAGAGCAACTACATCATGATTTTGACTTAATAATACAGCATTTGATAACCCTACATAACCTGTTCCGATTACTGCTATTTTCATACATTTCCTCCTACTAATCAAAAAATTGTATTATCTTAGATTGATTAACATTATTATTTATGAGTTTATTAAATATACTTTCATTATTTGTATAGCTAGATATAAATATTCCGTCAAACTGAGTTGTTAGAGCTCTAGACAAAGAAATTATATTACTATTTAACAATGTTAAATTTTGTTTCTTAACATCATCATCAATGACTCCTAGAATATTTAATTTAATATCCTTATCAATTACTATCGCTTGCAAAAGAATTTCAGCAACTTCACCGGCACCATAAAGATAAATATTTTTATAACCTTTTTCAAGTATTTGGTTTATAAATATCACTATATTCTCTTTGGCTGATTTAAAAACTTTCAAGGAATCATTCAAGTAGTTAATATTTAGTAATTTTTTACGTTCAATTCCTTTTTTTGTAACAAAATACTCTACAGTTTTGGTAGAGTGTTTTTTTCTTTTAATGAGACCATTTTTCTCATAAACGTCCAAGTAGCTATTAATCATTGACACTGCAACACCGATAGTTTTGCTGATTTCTCTCTGAGTTATATTGGCATCTTTCTCTATGAGATCTAATATCATGAATTCCTTGTACAAAAGCGTTGGCTTGAAAAACGAGTTATCACTCATGACTTCACCGTCCATTGTTCGATAATTGAATAATTCTATTTTATATGATTGAATTATAAATTACAAGAGTAAATCCTGTTTTTTGTTAAAAAAACGAACATTTATTTCAAATGACTTTCGAAGGTTAGTTAAAAAAAATCTATAAAAACAAAAAAAGCCATTGAATGATTTACTCATACAATGGCTTAATGTCGTTTATTATATTATTCTATTTTCTTTCTGTTAGAAGCTTTTCTGAAATAATTCTTTCTGCTTCAGATAAACTGGATTTTCCATGCATCTTATTACTAAATGAAATGTACTCATCAATAATTGATTCAATCTTACTTTGATTATCTTCAATAAAGTGCACTGCTCTTTCTGTTGAACCTGTTAAGTTAGACACCCATTCACTTAACCTACCAATAACTGCATGTTTCTTATCATCACCTGTAAGATATGTTTCACCTTTACTTTTTGCCAGTTGATTCTTTTCTTCTACAATCATGATAAATTCTTTAATCGTTTTTTGTACAGTTTCATCAAAGACGATGTCTTTCGCTTTAGATACTAAATCCGACACTGCTTGAGATGATAATTTAATATCTTCTTTCACTTCTTTGACAATCGATGCTAGGTTCTTATTATCTTTAAGCTTTGATGTGATATAAAGTGAAGCTAGTGCAATATTAAGTATTAACAGTATGATTTCAAGTATTGTCATTCTTTTGTCCTCCTAGACGTTTATATATATTAACTTGTGAATCTTCTAATCTTGAAACACGATGTTCAAGTACATTAACGTCCTTCTTTAAAGAACGTATGTCTTGTGCGTGCATTTCAAGTAGATTGAGCATTTTCACATTCTGACGATCTATCTTTTGTAAGTTATTTAATATTTCATCATTGTTGGTCTTGCTCTTTTTATCTTGTCTATTAAATTGTTTGATGGTTGTTAAAATCACTACAACCATGGTCACGATCCAATAGATCAGATTTTCCATTCTGAAAAACATCAGTAAATTATCCCAATTCAACCCGCTTCATCCCTTCTATATAATTTTCTATAAATTCTATTGATTCTTCTAATAATCCATAATACTTACTACCTTTGATATTGTCCCAGTTATTTTTGTAGTCGATCATATAGGTGTGCCATGGTTCAGGACACACAAGTTCAAACTTACCCGTCTTTTCATAGTGTTCAATGATCCCTCTATATCTAAAGAAATGATAGTGGGATTTGAATGCTTTAGTGACTTCATATCTTGCTTTCCCGTATTCAAGCTGTGCTTCTAATGATTTTAGTAAGAACATTCTATGATTGATATTTAATAGTTTATCAACCGTTTCTTTGAAATCAGGGTCCATATGAATGAGCGTTCTATCTAAACTTAAAAAAGTATCTGTAGATGATCTATGATAGGCAGTTATCGTTTCATCAAAACTATGCCTTGCCATAAACCTTTCTTTTGAAAAGATAAACAAGTCCACCTGTCCTAAGTTCAAATGAATATTATCTCTAAAACCATCTAAGACAACAGTGACATCGGTATCACTATGCTCATCATTGATACCATAAGCAATTGAACCACTATAGTAAGCGAGTAAAATCTTATGATAGGGAAATATTCCTCTAATTTTGGTTAGGATCAAGTTCATCACTTGCAACCGGTTCAATTACTGGTTCTAAGACATCAAAGTCATCTAATGCATCTTCAAAACCTATGACATTTTCTTTTAACCAAAGATAGCCTCTTTCAATGGGATTTACATTTAAAAAACTTGTAAAATCGCCAAAAGGTATTTCAATGTCGATTTCTTCTACAGGTTGATTAAAATTTGCTCTTGCTTCTTTGGATATATATGTCGCGACACATAAACTAATTTTTTTATGGGAGTAACTGATATTAAATGCTGTGATTCTATGATAAGAAGCCTTAATGCCAAACTTCGTTTCTAATTCTCTTATAATTGCCATAACTGCCTACTTTCTCTTTATTCTATAAAGGGTAATGGATAATGAATCTGGTGAACCAGCATTAAGTCCTGTATTAATATACATCGCGCCTAAGTCACCATGGAAGGAATGCACAAAATCTGCAAGTTTAATTGAACCATCGCTTTGCCCAGACAAGGTTGCGATACTTTTTCCATAAGCGACCCATTGCTGTGTATCTGTATAGCTACTTTTAAAGGTTGGTGATAATTCAAAATCAATGACTTTTGTTATACCACTAGTAATCACAGGACCACTTGCATAACTATCTTCGATGTAATGCACGGTTGAATTTTTACCTACTCTTGTATCGTGAACACTCTCTTCTGTATTTACATGATGCGCAATATAAGAACCTTGTAAATTGGATAATGCACTTGTTCTATAATAGATATACGTATCTGAGATATCTGCAGATGTGCCTTGGGTAGATGAGATGATATGCACTTTATAAATATAGTTAGGATCAAAGGTATATTGTAAGGTATGGGTATAACCATAGCCTTCATAAAAATAGACGACTTCCATTTCACCACCAATTTTTACAACCGATGATGATCCTCTCGCATATAAAGCATTAGACCCATAATCAAAAGCGAGCTCACCAAGATAAGATAATTTTGAAGTGGTTGGTATGGTACTTCCTCTTTTGACTCTAATGATAGCCATTAATACGTACCACCATCAATCACTGATGAAGGGGTTAATACCTTTGATGAATCGATACCCAACTTATATTTAATCTTTGTTGGTGTATAACCTGTATCAACGACTGGAAAATACTTAAGTGCATTGGTAAGTACGGTCGCGTCATAGTTTGTTTCACTAGAAGCAAGTGCCATCCCTTCTGCAGTAATAATGGTTGATATTTTCGCATTGGTTAATTTTGTTCTTTGTTCAGTGGTTAAGTGAAGATTACTTGAAACATGTGTGTTATAAGTAGAACCCGCAACCGCACCTAAATCAGCGAGCGTAACTGTAACTGCACCCGTTGAGCCGTTAACACTTGTGACTGAGTCGGTTGGGGTTAAGAGTTCTTGCCAGTTGGCTAGTGTTGAATAAGGTGCTGCTTTTAAGATAAATGACTTGTTAAGGTCAGTTCTTACAGCGACGTCTCCTTCTTGTGCAGTGGTAAGACCTAGCATTGCTGTTTGACTTGCGACAACAAAGGTATTAGTCATCGCAATCTTAGGGACAACGCTATCTGCTAACTTCCCACTTGAGTTTAGAATAGGAATGTTCCCATTTCCTGTGCCTGTGTTTTTGGTTGCTGCACTCCCCAAACCAAGCGCTGTAATCTTTGTATCAATTTGATCGTCAACTTTACCAGCGGAAGGTATTTTTAAATAATCACTATCTGCTAAAGGGACTGAGCTAGATGCTGTTTTATCTGCTTTAGCAATATATAAATGCTCACCATTAAAATCGACTTGTGGTTCTCCTGCTTTTACTACCCCAGTTGTACCGGTAAGGGGTCCTGTTCCTGCAGACGTTCTTCTTTTAATTTGAATTGTTACCATAACTTCCTCCTATTTTTTTAGATATGCTGATGTAATATTGTGTGACGTGTTTCCACAGCTTAAAGTCACAACACCATTTTCATAAACAATGCTTAATGTATAATCAGCCCCAGCATACCTGTAGCTGATGTTTCTATTCGATCCAACATGGATAAATAAACTATCTCCTGGAAAGCTAATAATGGTTGTATTGTTAATCAGTACATACACCAGTGATTCAGATAACTCCACAGATGATGTATTAAAAAACTGATAGACTCCATTTGATACTTTGGTTAGATTTTTTCTAACCGGTCTATATCGATCCAGCAACTTATTTTCTAAATCCGCAATTTTATCTTTATCATTTAAAATAAACTTTCTTGTATAGGTTTGATTAATCGATACGGATGTCGTTGTCTTTGTATATGTACATAAAACAAACTCATAGAGTCCTTCTGTAGTTAATAGGTTAGTTAAAACAAGTGAAGGATATCCACTAGCTTGTTCTTTTGAATAAAGATTTACTTCATTGGTTGCTGTATTAACTCCAAGGACTACATAGCCGTTCTTATTTGAATCAGGTGTAATACCTATGGTTGTTTGATTTTCAATATAGATAATGCGACCATAAACTGAAACATAACCGTCTTGAAACGTTAATGTGTTATTAGCGAGTGTCACTTGACACTCATTTTTTAATCCTTTTAAAATCCCTATATCCTTTGAATAAAAAAAGTGATACAAATCTGCATCAATTTTTGCGGTAACATTACCACTCTCAAAGGTTACTTTTTGAATTCCCATTAGAATTCACCTCCATCTAAATTGGTATTGGTAATCATGACATTACTTGTTTGAGTTGTTTTCGCTTTACTTAAAAGCTGTATTTTTTCTGTAAGCTTAACTCGGTATTCACCTAGGGTTATTTTTGCGACTTTAAGCGTATCTTTAAAAAGAATCCCTGTTACAACCGTGTCATAGGTTTTGTGTTTATGAATGAACGATATATAGTCCCCTAGATGAAAGTTCATAAAGGGTTTAAAGACTTTATTGTTTAGATCTAAATTAAATGATATATAATGATTAAGTTTTGATGTCATCATTTCGCTTCTAGCCTTAGTTTCTAGAGTATCCACTTCTTTATCTGCATAAATATATGACTTGGCCATCACTGAATGATACCTATCTAGATTATTAGCATCTTCTGTGATATTCCCACTTGTCAGTAAGTAATAGGTTTTTATATCTTTATAAATCTCATTATCACTTCTTGGATAAAAGATAATTTTATTAATCACTTGTGAGGATGAATCATTGGTTTCGATATTTAAAATAGATGAGAAGTTACTCTTCATCACCAGTCCTTCATTCACGTGGACTATCTTAAACAATATCCCTGTAATTCTTCCTCTTACATATTGCACTTCTGTTTGAAAACTAATCCCATAGGTTTTTGATACGAGTTCAAAAAGTTTTGAGATACTTTCAATCTTGTCTACTTCAAAGCTTAAAGATCCATAAACACTCGCATCTTTTTGAACAGTTAGATAGTCTAGGTTTTGCATGGCATCAGCATTCACTTTAAAATGCGCATGAATCACTTGATATAAGTAATCAATTAAATCACCAGTGTAACTAGCTACTGGTATATCTAGATTGAAAATCTCTCTAAAATCGAGCGCTTTAATGATTGTTGAATGATCGTCTTTTTGTTCGATACTTTCTAAGATGCCTATATAGGAAAATAGTTCATTAGAAGCTATGACGATATCGCCTATTGCTGCTTGAATATTTGTTTTATTGGCTTTAAAGACTGAACGCTGGATGATCACCATATCCAGGTTAATCTCATACTCTTTTCCAACAGGTGCATAGTCTTTATATTGAAGGGTTTTTCTATCAAGAAATATGAGCTTCATATTAAATACCCATATACCCTTCAAGTAAGGTTACTTTACATAAAGACTCTGTCGCGACCCCCGGTTTAAACTCAATCTCATAATTACCATGATTCACAAACAAGAAATTATCTTCTTGAAAATCCTGCAGACCGTAAACATCTATTGTAGTACCGTTTTCTATTAAAGATATCTCTTGTTTACTTGGTATAGCGATAATTTTTAATGATGCACTTTCTGATTCAACATACAGTTTCATTTTTGTGATGACATAACCGTTTTTTAATATCGATACTTCAGGATGATAAAAGGCCCCATGGATTTCAATATTGATTGGTGCTTCATCAAGTCCCTGGTTATTAATATGAATGAGTCCTTGATAAGAACTCTCATAGTGATATGGATAACTATAAGGATAAACTTTACCAGACTGATTCCCATTGGCGATAATCTCAAAGGTTTTTTCCTTATACCACATCGATACTTTTTTAAAAACAATCTGACTTTGAATCGTTGAAGCGACCAGTTCACCTTTAGATAAACTTAATACATCCACATAACAATAAGCTTTAAAGGCTGGTGTTTCATAATGCATCTTAAGTGTATCTTTAGACCGTGATAAGTAATCCACAAAGTCTTTATAGCCATGATAGCCTTTTAAGAAAATCAGCGTTTCAGTAATATCTGTTAAAGGGAGATTGCTTTCAGTTTTTGCAAAGTATTTGTTGTATTCTAAGTACTTAATATCTAAAGAAAACCCAAGACCACTGGCTTGGGTTATAATCGTTTGATTTTTATGGTTATAATAATAAAGTTCACCATATTCGTTTTCTAAGTAAAATGCTCTAATCAAATGACACTACCTCCTAATGCTTGATTGATAGAATCAATATCAAAGGTTGGCGATGTTGTATTGATTGTGATGTGGTTTGTATTTGCAGTACTTGTTGATGAATTCGTGGTGTTAAGTGTCTGGCTAGACCCTTTTAGGTTAAATGTATCACTAAAGAATCCACCAACCTTGCCAAAAAAGCCACCCACTTTATCTGCAGCTTTTCCTGCAAAATCACTAATGCCTTCAGTAACATTTGTTGCTATATTGCTGATGCCTTCTGTGACACTACCAAAGACATTTTTAACCTTACCACCAAAGTCCCCTATCTTTTTAGGCAACTCTCCAATCCATTCAAAAATCTTTTGAATAAACTCGATAATCTTTTGAACAACTTTTAAGATTGGATCTAAGACTGTCTTTAAGACTTTAATGGCGGGAACGAGTATCGCTTGTAAGACTTGACCTAAGGTAGTAATCAAAGGTGCCAGGGCTTCTAATATCTCAGCAAACATGGTCACTTGCATAATCAGTGGCATAAGTAAGACATCTAAAATAGGCACTAATAGATCTACAAGCATCACAACTAAATCGATAATCACATCAAGGATGGGTTGTAAAGCTGTAAGGAGTGCATCAACGATCATCATGATCGGAGGAAGCAACAACATGAAAGTTTGCATCAGTCTATCTAGTAAAGCTCTGAACTCTTCACTTTGAAATAAAGCAAGGGCTAAAATGGCAATAAGCGCGCCAATACCGAGGGTTGCAAAGTTTATACCTGCACCCGCAAAAAGACCGGCAGAACCCACACCTTTAAGCGTCATGTCCACAATATTTAAAAGCGGTCCAACCTTACCGACAATCGCAAGTACTGGACCAATAGCCGCAACTACACCTATAAGGGTTGCGATCATTTTTTTTGTATCTGAGTCTAGGCTTTTCCATCTTGCAATCCAGTCTTTAACGACAGGTATCATTTCATCTCTAACTTTGATAATGAGGTTTTGAATCACTGGCATGAGTGTGCTTGCAATATCAACTGCTAAACTAGATAGAGCTTGTTTAGTTCTATCTAGGGCATCGGTGAATTCACCAGCTTGTGCAGCTTGTTCATTAGTCACAATACCAAGTTCTCGTGCTTCTTGTCTTAAATCATCAATAACTTCTGCTTCTTTAGATAAAACAGGAATAATGTCAGCTGCGACTCTTTCACTTAATAAATCATTGGCCACACCAACTCTTATCGTTTCATCTTCTACTTTACTTAAAGCATCTCTAATCAGTAAGAATGCTTCATCGGTGTTTTTACCTTTTAAGTCATCAACAGTAAGTCCAATTAAGCCTAAACTATCAGCAAACTTATCACCATTACCAGTCGCAATATCACCTAAGATACCATTAACTTTAACAAAGGCTCGTTCCATTCTTTCTGTAGATACACCTAAAATGGTCGCAGTGTGATTCCACTCTTGAAACGCTTCAGCTGATAAACCAATCTTTTCTGCCGTATCACCAATCTCATCTGCAGTATAAGCAGTCTTAATAGAAAAGGCTGTTAAAGCAGAAACGGCTCCTAAGATAGGAACCGTTACAGATTTTGTCAGTGTTGATCCAAGTTTACCAATCTTATCAAACTTGGCATTACTTAATTCTTTGATTTTATTGTTTGTATTACTTAACTGGCCATTAAGTTTTGCAAGTTCAGCTTCAGTGTATTGAACATTACGCTTGAGCTTATTAAACTCATCTTGACTCATATCACCAATCTGAACTGCTTTTTTGGCTTTTTCTAGTTCTAGATTTTGTGTATCTAGTCTTTTCTTTGTTGTTTGTAAAATACTATTTAATTTATCTTGTTTTGATTTCCATAAATCAAGATTAGAACTATCATATCTTAAATTAGCATTAATGGCTTTTAGATCTTTATTTTGTTCTTTGAGATCCTTTTTAATGTCTTTAAGTTCATTTTCTAAATCTCTACCATCAAGGCTAAGTTTGATATTGAGTCCTTTTACTGTTTCTGCGATGTTTCCACCTCCAATGCATAAAAAAACACATCATTAAGATGTGCGTTTCTATATTATTACTTTATTTTAGCTATTAAGTCTTTCATACTATCTGCAAAAGTAGGAATATTATTGTTCCAGTAAGGTATAGATACTTCTACTGAACGTACTGCATTCTTGAACTCTTCTTTACTTAAAGTGTTTTTAAATCTCATAAGGAAGAATTCAAAGTCACTCGGCTTCATAGAACGTTTATTAATTTCACCTTCAGCAAGCTTTATTAATACATTAATATATATCATCGCACTACCACGATTCATACCTGTTTTTTCTGAAACCTTATCAGCTAGTTCACCTACCTCACCGACCCCTTTTCTATATTCCAAGAATGCACTCCATACTTCCTCAATCATTTCAGTTGTTATAGAATTGTTTTTTCTTCTTTTGGAATATTCGTCATTTTCTTGATTTACTTCGAAAGAATTTGATTGTTTAGCTTGTTTTAATGTGAAAGGTAGGCCTTTCTCCTTTACAATTTTTTTCATAAAAATTGAAAAAGCAATATCAATATCTACTCCTACCGAATCTAATATAACCTCAACTTCTTCAAGTAATGAGTCATCGACTTCAAATGATAATTTTGACATAAAAAACCTCCTCTTATTTTAATTACATTTATTTACTATAGACTTATTATATATTACATTGTATTTACTGTCAATGGTAATCTATGTAATACTCATGTAATTTAAATTAAAAAGGCGTCAATATCATTTTGTGTCGCTCTTTTACTGGATTTATTCCCACTAATCACATGCTTTTCTAGTTCTACGATTAAAAAGTACGTTTCTAGATCAAATGATTTGGTATCTTCAATCGATAATCCTAAGTGGGCAAGATTAAATATGATATTAGCTGTGATATCTTTTTCTTCTGCGCTATTTTGATTTGCTGGGTGAGGGTGTGCTTTTCTGAAATGTCCCGAGCATTTCACCTATCGTATTCGTCAGATTTTGTAACTCATCCTGGTTACTTAACAAACCAAAATCAAGAGACATTAAAAAGTCATTATATGATTGTTTGCTAAAAGGTCGATGAAGCACATAGATGATCCTAAAGATCGTATCAATAACTGTCGATAAATCTTCTTCTTTTTTACCAGTCTTTTCTAGTTTTTTAATGTCGCTAAATAACTCCGTTGAAAATACATTACGATAATCAATGATTGTAAAAAGTGATGAATGCAGGCGATAGTCCTTGTCACCTAGATTAAGTGTTTTTTCCATGTGCTACTCCTTATAAGAATGTTGGCAATGTCGGTGCAGTGGTTAGAAATGTCGCATAATTTGTATCCGTTGCCCCTGCGATTGCTCTTAAGATCAGATTGTTTCCTGCTTCAATTGGTCTAGCTGTAATATTAAGTTCGATTGAATTTGCTTCAATAGAATCTGATTTTGTTTTACTTGAATCTCCTGAAGGCGATGCTGTACATAAGAAATACCATATACGTCTAGCTTTCAAGTCACCTTGAATTTCATAGCCTAATGCGAATGTCTTTGTTTCCGCATTGACAATTTCTATTAAGTTACCATTGGTATCTTCTAAGAAACCAAAGATATCTTTTTTAAATGCTTCATCAATTTCAGTAAACTTAAGTGTCACATTAGACCCTGAATTTGATACAAGTGTCTTAATCACTTTATCATCTGCATAGACTTGTGCACTACTACCAATGACCTCAGTACTAATTTCTTGTGCTCCTTCTAATCTCTTAGGTATACCAAAGGTCCAACTACCATCTTCTGTTTGTGTTGCTAGTGCATAATGCACATTGGTTAAACCAAATGTTACTTTATTACTCATTGTTATAAAACCTCCAATTTGATTTCATATACACGGTTTATTGAACCGTC